TTTTGATGGAAAAACAGCAAATGAAGACGGAAGTGTCACTCTAAATAACCTATTGAGGACAAGAAAGCAGACGGAAGGCAAGCAACACCTCCGAAACGACCATACTTTCTTGCATATTTACGTATAATGGCAGCTTTTGGACTAACAACAGGCGTTTGTACTGGTCACGGGTGTTGGCCACCAGCTGGATATGCTCCTTCTCCCATTACAAACGTCAAAGTAACTAAAATTGCACCTCTTGTAAGCACACAGATACGAACTGTGCACTGCAAACCGTGTGGAAAGAACCCTGCGTGTCATCCAGGCACTGTTTCTGTTGGTTGTGCGACTGTTGTGTGTGGTGTAGGTGCTCCAGGTATGCCAATGCCCGTAATGAAGACGGGTCATATGGAAACAGATGCGATACTAGCTAAGATTGGACCTAAGATATGTGCTGCTAGACTACCCAGTGCTAAAATTGGCACAAGTATCAGTTGCGGATCAAAGGTTGCGGTAGGGGCACCTAATGTGCTATTATGTACGGGAGGCAGTTCAATCTCTAAGCTTGCTGCTCTCGCTGCTGCAATGGCAGCTCTGGGTTCGTTCCCTATACTATCAATTCCTTCTATTGGAGGAGGTGGTGGTTCAGGGTCACAATCTCCAGGTGATAACTCTGTTACTGATTGCTCTAACTAATGGCACTTTATTCAAACACATCTTTAAAGAAAGAAGCAACTCCAAAGAAAACCCGTCAGGGTACAGGAGCACATTCTAAGTACTCTGCTACTTCTAGAAATGGTGCAAAGAAAAGATATCGTGGACAAGGAAGATGACATATCAGGCACTTCCTAAGTGTTTGCACGTAAAAGATAGCTCTGTCGCTGGACAGGGTTTATTTGCCACTGAGGATATAGCAGATGATGTTTATTTGGGTATATCACACGTAGTTGTGGATAGTACCATTATGAGAACCCCTTTAGGAGGGTTTGTGAACCATAGTGAGGAACCTAACTGCACAAAGGATCTAGAGATGGAAGAGTGGGGACAAATATATCATTTGAGAACTCTTAGACCTATTAAGAAGGGTGAAGAGTTGTTTTTGAAGTACACATTCTATAAGGTAACTTAAAAGTCGCTAAATAAAGTCACGACCTCGTGTATTAGTGTATGCCGAAGGCTATTGACTTTAAAGACGTATCTATTTCTTTAGGTATCAACCCTGTCACTGAAGACGTTCTTACTACCACAGATGAAACTGCGGTAAAGAGAGCGTTATATAATATTGTGATGACAAGAAAGGGTGAAAGGTTCTTTAAGCCAGATCTCGGTAGTAATGTTGCAGATTTGTTATTTGAACCTCTTGACTCTGCTACAGCATCTCTTCTAAAGGAGGAGATCGAGTATGTGATTACAAAGTACGAGCCTCGTATTAATCTTCTTCGTTGCGACATATCTGCCAATTACGATAGTAATGGCTTTGACTGTGCAATATCATTTGAGATCATCGGTATTATGTCCGATGTCCAAGTACAGGATGTAGATTTCTTCCTAGAAAGAACCAGATAAATGTCTTACGTTCAAGTTGCCAATTTAGACTTTACAGAGATTAAATCATCTCTGAAAGAGTATCTTCGATCTAATAGTGATTTCACTGATTACGACTTTGAGGGTTCAACTCTTAGTACCCTGTTAGACGTACTCGCTTATAATACGTACTACACGGCGTTTAACGCTAATATGGTAGTAAATGAGGCGTTCCTTGAATCAGCGACTCTCAGAGACAATGTGGTGTCTCTGGCTAAGCAAATAGGTTATCTTCCCAAGTCTTCAGTATCTCCCACAGCAGTTTTAAACATTAATGCTGATTTTAGTACGCAGAATAATATTCCATCAATCGTTAAGATGCCTAGAGGGTCACAATACCTTACTAGGATCAATGGTACCACCTATTCTTTCATCACTGCTAAGGATTATGTTGTTGGATTGAATAGTCAGTCAATAGCAGAATTTCAAGACGTAGAAATTAAGGAGGGAAATTATGTCATCGAAACTTTCACATTCAACTCTGCCATTCCACAAAGGTTTATCTTACAAAACGCAGGGATTGACACGAGCACTCTCAAAGTTACTGTTAGACCAACATTTAATAGTACTAGTGTGGTCGAGTATCGACTAGCTGACAGTATTATAGGGTTTGACGGTACATCACAAGTCTTCTTCTTACAGGAAGGTGAAGATGAGCGTTATGAGATCATCTTTGGAGATGGCATCCTAGGTAAGAAGTTAGATAGTAACAATTATATTGAAGTTTCATATATCACCACTAATGGTTCTGCTGCAAACGCTGCTAGAGTGTTCTCTTACGGTGCTGTACTAGAGGATCAGGTAGGTGGGAATGATTATGCACCTACAATCACTTTAACAACTACTACAGCAGCGTCTGGAGGCGAATCTCTTGAAACGGTTGACTCAATTAAACGTAATGCTCCGAAATTTTTCAACACACAAAATAGAGCAGTTACCGCAGATGACTACGAATCCATTATCCGTCGTATTTTCCCTGCGATTGCTGACATCGTTTGTTTTGGTGGAGAAGATGCATCACCACCTGAATACGGAAAGGTTAAAATCGTCGTAAAGCCTAGCTACGCTACTAAATTAAGTGCGTATACTAAGAATTTGATTGCTACAGACCTTAAAAAGTATGCTGTGGTATCAGTTACCCCTGAAATCGTCGATCCTTCTATTACATACGTTGAATTAAACTCAAACATCAATTATAACAAGTCTAAAACGACTTTGAATGAGTCTGAGTTGAAAGCATCGGTAATTAATTCGTTAACTACCTATAGATCTACTTCTGATCTTGAAAAATTCAATGGTAGGTTTAAATATAGTCGTATCGTTGGTATCATTGATGCTACTGATGAATCGATTACATCTAATGAAACAGAAATCAAACTAAGGAAGGATTTCATTCCTGTATTGAACACTGTTACTCAATATGAGATTTGTTATCAGAACGTAGTTAAGAGTGGATGCTCAAATCCTTCTGTACAAAGCAGTGGCTTTGTAGTAGCTGGGTATCCAAGTGATATCGTTTACTTAGCAGACGATCAAAAAGGTAATGTTTACCTATACAAGATCGATCCTACAACACAAAATCGATTTATCCTCAATGCACAGCAAGGAACCATCGATTATGGTAAAGGAGAGGTAATGTTGAATCGGTTAAATATAATCAAAGGAACTTATGATGATGAAAGGATTGAACTTCGTGTCAATCCAACAAACAAAGATATATACGCATATCGGGAAGCATATCTAAGTCTTGATTTGCAATCTAGCGTATTCCTGATCACCCAAGAAGCACTTATCTGATAAATGGCAGGTCCAAGTCTAGCAGCACTGATTGAAAGTCAGTTACCTGATTTTGTTGTCGAGGATTATCCCCTCGTTACGAATTTCCTGTCCAAATATTACGAAGCACTTTCAATAAGTGAAGGTCCACAAGACATTCTTAACAATTTTGAGAGATATCTTGATGTAGATACATTCTCACCTGAGATTCTTGTTAAGACAGCAAGTTTAGATATAGAAATACCTCTAGGTAATACTAATATAGACATTACAGTCGATTCGACTGATGGATTCCCTGATACTAATGGGATGATAATGATTGATCAGGAAATCTTCCTGTATGAATCTAAAACAGACACTATCTTCTGGAATTGTGTCCGTGGCTATAGTGCAAAAACCAAAGTTGGTGACTTATACGAACCAATCAACTTTGTAGAGTCAGTTGCTGCTGTTCATAAGCAGTTTGCAGTTGTTAACAACCTAAGCAACCTTTTACTAGCTGCTTTAATTAAGAATTACGAAGAACAATATACTAGCGGTTTCCCATATCCTTATCTTAGAGACCAAACAAACAAGAACCTCTTAGTTAAGAAGATAAAGGACTTTTATAATGTCAAAGGTACACCTCAGTCATTGGAGTTCATCTTCCAGATGCTGTTTAGTGTCAAACCTGACATCATCTATCCAAAAGAGAATGTTTATAAGGCATCTGAGTCTGGATGGAACAATAAAGAGCTCTTAGTGTGTGAAGTTATATCTGGAGACATTAGAAAGATCGTTGGTAATGAGATTATCCAATCTCCTGATCCATATAACCCTGAATTGACTGCTGCTAGTGCAATTATCGATAACATAGTCGGTGAACCTTATCAGGGTAGTCTACAATACACTCTAACCATTTCACCTGGTTCTAAATCGGGTATTTTTGCGATAGCTAGACGTTCATTCCTAATGAATGACATTTCTACTAATGCAGGTCTTGGAGATCGCATCGATGTGTTCTCTACTGTAGGATTTCCAGAAAGAGATGGTCGAGTTATCATTGGTAATGAAGAAATTACCTATAGTAGTAAGACTGCGACTCAATTTATCATTAAAGAAAGGGATGCAGTCAATTCTGACAATAAACAACTCTATAGCCACGCTAAAGGTGTAAGAGCATTTACAAAAAACAACCTTTCAGGTTTTTATACTGAAAATGGAGTCCGTAATGAAATAGAACTTCGTATCTATGGTCTTGTATCAGGATTAACCTCTCAAGGTATTGAACCAGAAGCAAGTTCTGGTCTAGAGTACGATGAAACCGCAGACAACTACTTTGATGTAGCTAGTGGTGGTATTCCTTATGTCTCATTCAACAATATGGTTGAATTTAAGGCATCTGGATTCTCAGATGACCTTCCATTAACAAATGAGTGGATTGTCAATCAAAACTTTAGTAAGTTATCAGGTTCTGACCCTAGTAACGTAGGAACTAACAATATTAAGGATAAAATTCTTTCAGATGTCACTGCAATCTATAGAGATACAGATAATTACTATATTGCGTCTTCTGGATTCCCATCTTATGCTATAGGACCATTTGACAACATAAGTGTACCTGAAGATCAAGAGCATTTAAAGATTATTCCTAGAGAACCTGTAGATGCAAGTGCAAAGGAGATAACAACCTCAACTGAGGTTGGTGTTATGGTTAATGGTGTTCCATTACTTAATCATAAGTCAACAAGAGGTCTAGATTTCGGTTTACTTGAAAGAATTGACATTATAGACAGAGGAAGGAACTATAGCTTACCTCCACAGGTTGTTATTAGTGGAAATGCCACAGCAGAAGCACAGATCAACGGAATTGGAGAAGTTATATCTGTAAACATCACAAATCAAGGTTCTGGCTACACAACTGCTCCTACAGTTGAATTTACCTCTGGATCTGGTGGAGAATTTACTGTATTAATACAGCAAGGTGAAATTGCGAACATTTATCTCTCTGTAAACCAAAATGCTGAGATTATAGACGCTGGAAGCAATTACACGGAACCACCTGATGTCTTTATCTACGATGCGAGTGGAAAAGGTAAAGGTGCGTTCTATACTTGTCAAATAGACACTGCAACAGGTAAGATCACTGGATTCACTAAACAATCTGGTGGATTTGACTATAATGACAGTTCTACAACTATCACACTAGTACCTAAGGCTAGATCTGCTTCAGCAACTGCTGTTTTGACTAGATGGCAGTATAACAGATACTTAGAGATGTCTGTTGACAATGGAAACGCTGGTGGTATCGTAGAAAACGCAAATGATCCTAATTATGGATATTCTTATGGTCATATCATTGCTCCTACCTCTTTAAAGATTTTAAGACAAGATAATGTTGATGGTCAGGGTAACCCACTCTCTAATAACAGTCATTCTCCAATATTAGGTTGGGCGTATGATGGAAATCCGATATATGGTAGTTTTGGCTATGAAGATTCATATCAAGATGTTACTGCTCCGAATCCTACCCTTAAAAGGATGGTATCTAGCTGGAGACTCAAAGCATCAAGAGGATCTAACGCTCCAGACACAAATACTTACTCATTAGGTCGTTTTACCAACGATTATGAGTTTATAGAAAGATTAGGAACACTAGACGCTAATAATGGTCGTTTTTGCACTACACCCGAATTTCCAAACGGTGTATACGCTTATTTCTTAACTACAGACGATAGTGAGTCTCCTACGTTCCCATATTCGATAGGAGAGGCATTTTACAATGTTCCTGTTGAAGAAAACTGGAAAACTAAGTCTAAACAGAAATATTTGCCCGATGGAGTCCGTAGAAGAACTGTAAACGCCACAGCAGACACTGGAGAGCTATTAACGTCTAGAGTTAGTGGAATTGAGTATGGACCAATCACAGATGTTGAAGTTCATCAATCTTCCTTCAATTTTACGAATGAAGACGTTCTATATGTTGATAATTCAATTAATGACAATGGAGATGGATTATTTGCTGCTGTAGACCAAATTCAAGGTCAACAAGTTGCATCCTTGTCTTGTAACACTCCAAAGAACAATTATTTCACTTGTGACAGGAATGTTTACTTAAATCACAATTCTCAACTAACTCAGAACAATACTGGTGCTATAGCTACTGTAATTGGTCTAATAGAAGAGACATCACAATTTGTTGTAAAAAATGTTACAGGTAACTTCAATCTTACTGATACAGTTGATTCTACAACTGAGATTTATAATATTACCTTTGACAACACTGTATTAGCAGCAGTTGGCGATGAAGTTGTATATACAGTCAATGCTGGTGGTGTAGCACACGAAGTAGCTATTGGTAGGGTTTTACGTAATGTTGTTGATAAGAATACTGTTATTGTTGAATTAAAAGCTGCTAACCCCAATCAACTCACTACAGTAGACGGTGATGGTAATACAGTTACTATACCTAGCACATCATACGTTGATTTGGGATTTTTTGCAGTTGGTAATGGTTGTCAAGTCAATGTTAGTGCTGCAACCATTGTTAATGTTAGATCTCTGTCTAAAGGATTTAAACTTCTTGAAGTTGAAGACAATATTGCAGTTTTGAGAACAGATAACATCAGACACGGTTTAGCAGTTGGTGATGATGTCATTGTTACTGTTGAACCTGATTCTTCTATCTCTACTCAGAAGTATTATGTTGAGACTAAGAAGTATCATACTGTACAATTAAACGAACCTACAAAAGTCAGTCAGATCAATGGATCTGGGATAGCTAGAGTTAACATTATTAATGCTGGTAGTGGATTTACTCCTAGCACAACCTTCAATGGAATTAATGTTACTAATTCATCAGGTACAGGATCTGCTGGAACCCTTACTGTTACTACTGATGCTGGTGGACACGTTGTTAGTGCTGCAATCATTACTAAAGGAGATGGATATGAGTATGGTAATGTAGTAACTATACAATCTAGTCTTCTAGGTGGTAATGTTAATAGTCAAGAGGCTACATTCTTTGTAGATGCTGCTGGTTGTGCCAAAACTGATACTATCATAACAGTAACCAGTGGTGCTGGCTACTCTAGAGATGATATTATCAAAATCACTGATGAAGAGTGTCAGATCACTAATGTTACAGGTAATTTCCTAACTGTCATACGTGGTGTTAATGGAACTGAAGCAGAAGATCATATTGAAGGTGTAGATGTCACACTTATAACAAATTATTACAGATTCACTAAGGATTCCAATGTATCATTCAGTGGAAACAATGCTTGGATTGATTCATATGATCCTGAGACTCATAAGTTAATTGTTTATTACATTAATGAAGGAGATACAATAATTGACCCTACTTCTACCTTCTTAGATGGTAGTACACCTAATAAACAGGTTTCTATATCTACTGTTGAACCTACTTCTTTGAGATTTAGGTTTAGGAAGGATGGAGAGACAGAATGGAATAGAAATATCAGTATTGAGTGTCAAAAGACTTATCGTTATCTTTTTGATACTTCTGATCCATCATTAGTCAACAGAAATCTTAAATTCTACGAAAACGTTTATAGAACTACTGAATTAGTACAATCGTACCAGTCAACTATCAAACCAGGTAATACTGGGTCATTTAGTACGTTCCAACTTGGATATGGTATACCAGTAGACGGTACTACTTGGACTAGTACACCTGTACTAGACATTCCTACCAAAATCTATTATGGAGAGGTATCTGGGAAGATCGATGCTGAAGAAAAATTCTTTACTCTTGTAGAAGACCCATTTGCAGGTAAGCACGCTGTATTCTATGGCTATGAGTATGAATTTGCTTATAGGTTAGCACAAACTCCTCAGAATGAAGGATTTACAAATGTTCAATACTATACAGACTCTCTATACGCTGTAGGAGCGATTAAGAGGGTTAAAGTCATTAGTGGTGGTAAAAACTATACGATGCCACCTCAAGTGCCTGGTGTCTTCTTAAACAAGCGTTTCAGAGGTGCATTTACTGTTAATATTACTGAAGGACGTATTACATCAATTACAGTTACAGATACTGGATTAAATTACTCTAAACCCGTTGTATTGCTTGAAAATAAAGGTGAGGGAGCAAATGCTAAGTTTACAATCGAACTAAGAGCAGATGGAAGCGTAAGTCGTATTATTCCTGTTCAAGAAGGTATCAGTTATGCTGATACAACTACTTTACGACTTTATGAGTCAGATACTAAGTTATTTGCTCAAGGAACTGATATTGGTAAGTTGGCAACCCTAGAAATCATATCTTCGGGTAAAGACTTTAATAATGACCCAACTTTAGCACCTCAAGTCAATCCACCTATTGTTATGACTCTAAGAGATATGCCTGACAAGGCATTCTTGAATGGAGAGCTAATAACGCAAAGAAACTTAGCTGGAGATATGATTGCTTCAGGTAGAGTTGATTACTGGGTTGATGGAATGAATATTCTTCGTTTGAAGGGTATCTACGGAAAATTCGATTCTAGGTATCAAATCTACGGTGAGACACTTCGTGCTACCGCAAGTATCCAAGTTATCTACGTAGCTAACATAACTCCGCAAATTGGACCTACAAGTACTTCAGTTGGTTCATATTCAAGTGATAGAAGTAAATTAAGTGCAGTTTCTCAGAAAGTCCAAGATGGAGTCTATTATCAAGATTATTCTTACGTAGTTAAGTCTACAGTCTCTATTAACGACTGGAGAGACTTTGTTAAGCGTTTTACCCATCCAGCTGGATTTAACCTCTTTGGAGAAGTCCTAATTGAGTCTGAAGGTGATGCGAAGCAACCAGCAACGATAGACACTCCTCAAAGTGGCACAAAGGACAATGGTTATGGTGCGGTGATGAGTATCATCGAACCTGGCGTTTTAGGTGTTACTTGTGCTCATAAGTCAAGAAGAATTACACAATCCCACGTTAGAGTCGATTCTATGTCGAAACAACGTGGTACGGGAACTATTAACTATAGTGAACAGAATAACGTTGAAATTGAAGTATTTGACCTAGCAATCTCACCAGCCTTCGATGGTGCTGTTCAAGCAGATGGTACAATCACTGGTACGACTCAATTTACATTATTCAAGAAAGATATCAATGAGGTGCTTGTTCCGTTCAGAGCAACTCAATTAGTCGTTACATTGGACGGTGTTCTTCAGGATCCTGATACTGCGTATACAGTTGCTGGATCTACCATTACATTCGCTTCTGCACCATTAGGACCATATACGGATCCTAGTACTGGTATATTTGTACCAGGTGTGACTTTCTACGGAAAGTCGATGAAATTCCAAGATGATGCTAATAATGCCGAATATATGCGAGAAGCGAATAATATCACTTCTCAATTTGATGGTACTACTGTAGAATTTGATTTAGGCATTCCTATTGTAGATGGAGACCATTTATACGTTTCTTTAGATGGTGTTATTCAGGAACCCGATGTTGCCTTTACTTTAACAACTAATCCTGGAAATGGTAAAATAACCTTTACAGAACCACCTAGACAGGTTGGTAAGATTGTAGAACTTGAAATTGGTGATGCAACCAACTGGCTAGTAAATGACTATGTTGTTGGACAAACTTCTGGTGCTAGAGGTGAAATCGTAGCTAAGAGGTATTTCTCAGATAATAGATTCCTAGATGCTGCAAATATCATCGATAACAACGCTTCTGTACTAGCAGAGGAAGCAGTATTCATATTAGACAATACAAGTAAGTTTGCACCTGAGTATTTCCAATATCCAGGTCTAGGTAGAAATCAGTGTATTGTTGACCTTAAGTCTGTCTTGAGAGCAATGGCAGATGACCTTATTCAAGGTGGTAACAGTAATACATTTGATGCTGCTAAAGAGTATCTTTTAGATCCTTCAGATCCTAATAGTGGTATTAAGCACATTGAGGGTGAAGTAGAGGCAACTCTATGGTCTATGAAGTATTTGAAGGATATGGTCATCCTTGCAATACGTAATAAGTTTGGTATAGGCAATCTATATGATTATCAGAGAGCAGCTGCATCTGACTTTAGATTACAACCTACAGATGCTACTTACTCTGCTGCTAGTGGTACACTAGTACTAACAATACCAAATCACGAGCTTACTACAGCAGACTTCATAACGATTGCTGATAACTCAATGACTTGGAGTTGTGATATGGATGGACAGACATCCGACAAGACATATCCAAGACAAGGAGATCCAGCATACAGATCAACTCTTGATATTACTCAGGTAACAGATGATACAGTCACTGTTAACGTAGGTACAACATCTAATATCACTCATACACCAACAGACGGTTCATATGATCCAGTAACGGGTCTTATGGAGTTGATTATTGGATCACATAACCTTTCTCCCAATACTGCTGTTAAGATTGCTCCTAACTCCCTCTCATTCAAGTGTGAGATGGACTATAGAGACTCAGTTAAGACTTATCCAAGAACAACTGATCCTTTCTATGACAAAGCATTTAATATTGTAAGTACTGGATCTACATTCCATACAGCAGAGACTGCTAGCTATAATCCTACAACAGGTATTGTTACAATTCAGATTACAGACCACGGATTTGAAGCTGGTGACAATGTTAAACTTGCTGACGGTGCTATAACCTTTAGTTGTACCTATGGTGGTGGAGTTCACAACTATGTTGGTGGTACTGCAACCAATGCTGTAACTGTCACAGGTGGTGCATCATTTAGTGTTACTGATGCTTCTTATAATCCATCTAACGGTGACTTATCATTAACTATTGGTGCTCATAGTCTTACTATTGTAGACACAGTTACCATAGATACTGGTTCATTAGTATTCAGATGTGATGAAGACAACTTTGCAACTGACCATTCTTATCCTAGAGCAACAGATCCAGTATACAATCTACCAATTGCTATTAAAGCAGTAGGTGGTACCTCTATCACTGTTAATGTTGGTGTAAGTTCTCCTGGTTCTGCATATCCACGTTCTTCCGATCCTATCAGTGGTAAGTTTATTCCTATCTCTAATGTAACATCAAATACATTTGATATACAGTGCTTAGACACTCTTCCTTCTTCTAACCTTGATACACATACATTTGTAAGTGCTCTTACTAATGGTGTTGAACTTGAGAAAGGTAAGATTATACTACAAGTTGGTCAAACACCTCTAGTTAACCACGATGTGTCAGATGCTACCTATGATCCTGTTACAGGTGATATGGAGTTGACCATTGGTGCTCATACACTAGCAACAAATACAAGTATTAAGTTACGAGACAGTTCTTTAATCTTTAGTTGTACTCACGGTTCTGGTAATAAGTCATATCCTAGACCAGATACTTATAGTCATACTGCTACTACTGGAACTTCATATAATCCTGTAACTGGTGAGATGCTTGTTACAACAACAGCACCACACGATATGGCAGATGGTGATTGGATTAAGTTTGAAGATAATTCACTTACATTAAGTTGTACGTATGGTGCTGGTAATCATACCTATGTTGGTGGTACTGCTATCGATGCTGTTTCCTCTGGTGGAAGCAACTTCAATGTTATTGGAGCAGACTATAACTTCGGTACAGGAGTGTTGATTCTGACAATAGGAACTCATTCTCTAACAACTAGTGACACTATTACTATTGCTGCTAATTCACTTTCATTCACTTGCGATGCAGACAATAACGCAACTGTCCACCCATATCCACGTACAACAGACCCTGTATACAACACAGCGATAGCTATCGATTCTGTTGATGCTACAACAATTACAGTTAATGTTGGTGTTGGAAGTAATGGTTCGGCAAAAACATATCCTAGAACAGGAGATTATCCTGATGATAGATGGTTAAAGGTATCAAATGTTACAACTGATACATTCATAGTAACTGTTCTTGATGCAATTCCTTCTACTAATATTGATACACACGTATTTGTTTCTGCTACAACTGATGGTATCAAACAGAAGAAAGATCCATTCCACGATACTGCAATTAATATTAAATCAGTAACTAGTACATCTATTACTATTAATATCCTCAATGTAGCACCTTCTACTAACGTCACACCTCATACATTTGTTGATGCACTTCCTGGTGCAGTTATTAGTGGTGGTGGATATTCTCATAAGTTTATAGGTGCTGCTGCTGATTGTATCATCTCTGGTGGTAACTATGCTCATACATTCAAGAGTGCATTATCTAATTCTATAGGTGTATATGCAGATCCTTACAATATTGACAACCCTGTAGCAAATACATTCATTGATGCTGCAAAACTAATAAAAGATAATAAGACTTTCGTTGCTGAGGAATCAGTAGCAAGAATGGCTACTGGTAACTTGCGTAGTGTAACTGCTGCAACTTACACACCAGTTGACGGTCTATTAACAATGAATATTGGACCTCATTCATTCACTACAGGTGAGTTAGTCCAGATCCCTGATGGGGCCTTGACTTTCAACTGTACTATGGATGGTAATAGTTCACCTCACATATATCCAAGATCAACAGACCCTGCTAGTGGTAAGAATCTTTCCATCACAGCAACTACTTCCAACGAGATCACTGTTAATGTTGGAGTTGCAACTTCTGGTCAATATGATCATACATTCGTTAGTGCTGCTACACCAATCAAGGTTGGAGTAGGTATAATTGCTGATCCATATTATGATGATGCTGCTTATATCAAGTATGAAGGTACACCTCTTACTGCTACTAATGCTGTATATGCTCCTGATACTGGAGTAGTACAATTAACAGTACCTACACATCAATTTACTGTAACTGATGCTGCTTATAGTCCTGCATCTGGTGATATGCAGTTGACTATTGGTACACATAGTTTAACTTGCTACGATAAGATCAAACTTGCTACGGATTCAATATCATTCAGTTGTGAATATAATGGTGCTACACAAACTAAGACATATCCTAGAGCAGCAGGTGCTAATACTACAAGTGGTGCTGATTATGCCTATGACACTTGGTTACCTGTCCTTAAGAAGGATGCTACAACTATTACAGTTAATGTAAATGGTGGACAAGGTACTATTAGCCATAACTTCCCTCATACATTCCAAGGTGCTGGTGCTAGTGGTGTTACAACATATGGTCACGGTCTAACAAATGGTGATTACATCAAATTGATGGATCATTCACTTACATTTACTTGTGCTGAGGATGGTAATCAGACTACTCATCCATATCCAAGATCTACTGACCCAATTAGTGATAAGTGGGTAGAGGTATCAAATGTTACAACTGATACATTTGAGATACAGTGCTTAACAACTATACCATCTAGCAATGAGACTGCACATACATTTGTTTCTGCTTACACCAATGGTATTATTAAGCAAGATGGAGTTATTGTAACCAATATCGGTAAGTCTTCTAATGATAGTCCTCATCAGTTTGTAACACAGGTAGGTAAGACACCTACTAATGCTGTTTATACTCCTAATGATGGTAAGATGGTACTTACCATTGCAGATCACGGATATACTAATGGTGACTGGGTTAAATTAGATATCGGTGCTGTCACATTCCGTTGTGATGAAAATGGACAGGCTGATGATCACGCATATCCTAGAGCAATATCGGATATGTTTACTGCTGATACAGGTACTACCTATGATCCTAGTACAGGTGTACTATCAGTACGTACAACTGTTGCTCACAACTTATCAAATGGTGATTGGATCAAGTTTGACGATGGTGCGTTGACATTTACTTGTCTTGAAGATACCAATTCAACACAACATCCTTATCCTAGGTATACAGACTATCCAAGTAACAGATGGCTAGAGATTTCTAATGCTACTGGTAATGCTTTTGATGTTACAGTATTGGATATGATTCCTTCTACTAATGTTACGGAT